TATAGAACAGGTCGCCACCAAGCTATCGGAGGTCCTGAGTGGATGAGATGGCACTTGAAAACTGAATGACATTTGCAACGCGGAGACGACTGTAGGGCAGGGTTTGCAACAGCTGAGCTACTGAGCCTTCGAAGGGAGAATTTATTGTGGCCGAGCATGCTGGCTTGATCCCCATCGGCCAGGCGGCGCGGCTACTGATGATCTCGGAAGAGCGCATCCGGCAGTTGGTGAAGCAGGGCTACGTGCCCAAAGCTGAGAAGCGCGGGTTCGTGCAACTCGTTGGTGCGGTGCAGGGCTATCTCCGTTACCTCAAGGACGACGAGCGCAGATCTGCCAAGTCGGCGGCCGACAGCCGCGTGCGCGATGCCAGGGCTTTGGAAATCGAGCTTCGGATTGCGGAACGCTCGCGCGAGTTGATCTCGGTCGAGGACGCGCTAAGCGACATGGCGGAGTTCGCCGGGATGGTCCGCTCGGAGCTTGCTGGGCTGCCCGCGCGGCTGACCCGCGTCGTGGCCGAGCGCCAGAAGGTTGAAACAGAGATCGATGGCATCCTCTCGCGTCTTTCCCAGCGAGCCGCAGAAAAGGCTGAGGGCATGGAGGCTGGCCGAAGCCATCCTCAGGCCCGCGCCGAAGCTGCCGCCTGACGAATGGTCGCGGATCCATAGAATCTATCCGGAGACCTCAGGGCTTCCGGGGCCGCGAGACCCAGCCATCACGCCCTATATCGTTCCGGTCGAACGGGCGGTGCATGCCGGCAGCCACAAGCGCGTGGTGATGGTGTGCGGGGCTCAGATGGGAAAGACTGACGGGCTGCTCGATATAATGGGCGCACGGCTGGACCAGCGTCCGGCGCCCATTCTCTACGTCGGCCCGATCAGGGATTTTCTGACCGACCAGTTCGAGCCGCGGCTGATGAGCTTGCTGGACGAGGCGGAGACGCTGTCAGCCAAGGTCGTTCGCGGCAAGCGGATGAAGAAGACGCTGAAGATCGTGGCGGGTGTGCCTGTGCGCCTGGCGCATGCGGGGTCCTCTGCGGCCTTGAAGTCGAGCCCGGCCGCATTGGCACTGGTCGACGAGTACGACGAGATGCTGGCCAATGTGAAAGGGCAGGGCGATCCTCTGGGATTGGTTGAAGCCCGAGGCGAAACCTACGCCGACTTTGTCACCGCCATTACGTCGACGCCGTCGCGTGGTTTGATCGAAAGCGAACTGGATGAACGCAGCGGTCTGCGGTTCTGGGAGGTCGCTGTTCCGGAGGCGGTCGAGAGCGCCATCTGGAAGCTGTGGCAGTCAGGCACACGCCACCACTTCTGCTGGCCGTGTCTGCATTGCGACAAATACTTCGTGCCGCGCTTCGAGCAGATGCGCTGGCCGGAAAATGCCACGCCATCGGAAGCGGCGAAGGCCGCCCAGTTGCAGTGCCCCCATTGCGGCGGCTTGCATCAGGATGCCGACAAGCAGGAGATGAACGCCCGGGGACTCTATGTCGCCCCGGGACAGTGGGTTGAGGAGGGGGAAATCCGGGGCGAACCGCTGGAGAATGCGGTCATCAGCTTCTGGGCCAGCGGGCTTGCCAGTCCCTTTGTCACCTGGGGCACACGCATCGAGCGCTATGTACGCGCCCTGGCCTCCGGCGATCCCGATCAGGTGCAGACGGCGCTGAATGCTGGGTTCGGCGAATGCTTCACGCCTGCAACTGGCCGCGACGCGCTGGACTGGCAGGAGATCCTGCAACGGCGGCAGCCCTACCGGCTGAAGGAAGTCCCCGACGGTGTCTTGCGCCTCGGCATGGGCGTCGATGTGCAGAAGCTGTCGCTCTACTACGCGATCCGTGGTTTTGGAGCGCGGGGAAGGTCCTGGCTCATCGACCGGGGCCAGCTCTTCGGTCCTACCGACGATGACGAGGTTTGGAACGCCCTCGCCGACCTGATGCTCTCGCCCATCGCCGGGCTGCAGATCGAGCGGGTGTTTGTCGACTCAGGGTTCCGTCCCAACAAGGCGGATGCAGGTGACGAGCACAAGGTTTACGAATTTACACGGCGGTATCCCTGGCTCGTCTCTCCCACCAAGGGCCGTGCCACCATGTCGCCGCCCTACCGCGTGTCAAAGATCGAGGTTACGCCTAGGGGCAAGAAGGCGACCTATTCCATCGACCTCGTCTGGCTGTCGACCGACTTCTTCAAGTCGCTGCTGGTGTCGCGGATCCGTACGCCGCTCGACCAGCCTGGCTCGTTCGTCGTGCCGGATGACATCGACGAAGATTATGCGAAGCAGCTCGTCTCGGAGGTACGTATTGTGGACGGCGCCACCGGCAGGCCGCAATGGGTGCAGAAGTCGCGCGCCAACCACTATCTCGACTGCGAGTCGCTCACCATGGCAATCGGCTACTCGCTCAACGTTCAGCGAATACCAGACGGGGTGCAGCGGGACAGTGCGGGTAATGGGCCTCGACACGAACTCTCTGGTGACCCCGAAACAGAGAACTCCAAGGACACGGCGGCGATTCTCAAGCCAGTGGCAACACTCGCGGCTGCTGCCATGCCGGATCTGCGCACGCGCTTTGCGGGACTGTCGCATCGACTGAACAGGTGACTTTATGGGCGTGATGGACAGGCTGCGGGCGTGGGTTGCTCCTGCCCGCCCGGGTTCCGTCATGCCTCCTTCCGTCCGCGCCGACTTCATGCGCGGCAACCGTGGCGTGGTGTTCGGCGGCTGGCGGCCAGCACTTCGGGAAGCGGCTGATGATGTCGGGGCCTCCTGGGACATGGCTGCAGCCCGCACCATCGACCTGATCCAGAACTCGGGCTGGATGGCCGGCGCCATCGATCAGGCGGTCGCCAATACCGTGGGGACGGGACTACGGCTCAAGGCCATGCCGGAGAATGACCTCTTCGGCATGAGCAATGCCGACGCTGAGGCATGGGCCCAGACGGTTGAACAGCGCTGGAGCCTGTGGGCCGAGAAGCCCTATGAATGTGATATCGAGGGACGACGATCCTTCGGCCTCCTGCAGGCCGCGGCCTTCCGGTCGTGGTTTGCCACCGGTGAGATGTGGGCGGAAATCCCTTGGCGGGAACGCCCTGGCGGCCGTTATGGCACCAAGGTAAGGCTGGTTCCCCCGCATCGGGTAGTCCGGCGCACGGAACCCTCGCGCAATCTGCTGCAGGGCGTGCGCATGGACGGGGATGGGATGCCCGTCTCCTATCTGGCGACAAGGAAGGATCCGGCGCTCGGGACCATTGAGTTTGAAGTTTCTGCCCGGGACAATCTGGGACGGACCCGGGTCATTCATGTCTTCGATGGCATGCCGGGCCAGGTGCGGGGCATCTCGCCGCTGACACCGGCGCTGCAGGTGGCGCGTCAGTTCGACCAGCTGTCGGATGCCACGCTCACGGCTGCGATCCTGCAGACGGTGTTCGCTGCCTCCATCACGTCCGACGAGCCGACGGAAGAAGTACTCTCAGGCTTGCTCACCCCGCAGGAACAGGCCCGGCTCTCGGCCAGCGGCATCTCGCCGTGGGATGCCTATATCCAGGCCCAGTCAGGCTGGTACGACAACGCCACCATCAATCTCGGCATCAATGGCCGGATTGCCCATCTGTTTCCGGGTCAGAAGCTCGAACTTCACCGTGCCCAGCACCCGCATTCGGATTACCGGGACTTCGCCGCTCACCTGCTGCGTGAACTGGCCCGCTGCCTGGGGCTCACCTACGAGAGCGCCACGGCGGACTACACCAACGCCACCTATTCGAGTGTGCGCATGGCGTCAGGCGAGATCTTCCAAATCACGCTCTACCGCCGCGCCCACATCCTCGCACCCTTCTGCTCTGCCATCTACGAGGCATGGCTCGAGGAGGAGATTGCGCGCGGCGGCGTCCTGTTTCCGGGTGGCCTCGATGGGTTCCTTGCCAACCGCGCGGCAGCATCACGCGCCATCTGGCGCGGCGCTCCGAAGCCGCAGGCGGATGACCTCAAGATGGCCAAGGCCCACGAGATCTGGTGCCGCCTTGGCGTCATGACCGATGCCGCGATTGCCGAGGACCTCGGCCACGACATTGAGGACGTCTACGCCCAGCGTGCCCGTGAGAAGGCGCTCAGGGAAACCTACGGCCTTTCTCACCACCAGTTTCAGGGGATCACGAACCCATCCGGTGACGTAACTGACAAAGAACCTGAGGATACAGGCTCTTCGGAGGACAGTTTACAGCCATGACCATCATCACAGATTATGCCGATCCGTGCGCCGTCCTGCCGCGGATCCGCGAAGCCTATTACGCGCTGCTCGAGGGCAGGCGTCCGGAAGTGATCGAATTTGACGCTGGCAACGGTGTCAGGCGCAAGGTGCAATACGGCAAGGCGGACCTCGCGTCGTTGCGCGCGGAATTGAGCCGCCTTGAAAATTACTGCGGACGACGTGGCGGCAATGGCCGCCGCTTTGCTCTCAGGGCTGGAGGGTTCTGATGTCCAGACAGCTTCTCCGGCTCAGTGACCGGCTGCTCAACACGCCATTGCTCATTCATCCGGCCAAGGCCCAGATCATTCTCGGGTTCTTGAGCGGCCGCATCGGTTTCGATGCCGGTCTGTTCACGGGTGAGGATGGGGCCGAAGGACCAGATGCCAGCCGCTTCGTCGGCTCTACCCGGCGTACGGATGGATCGGCCGCGCTGCCGCGCACGGCAGACGGTGTCGCCATCGTTCCGGTGCTGGATACGCTGGTGAACCGTGGCGCCTGGCTCGACAGCCGGTCAGGGCACACCAGCTATGAGGGGATCGCAGCCCAACTGCGGGCGGCAGGGCAAGACCCGGAGGTACGGTCGGTCCTGCTCGACATCTCCTCGCCCGGTGGCGAAGCCGCCGGTATGGCAGGTCTGGCGGATCTGATCCGTTTGGTTCGCCAGACCAAGCCTGTCACCGCCTTCGTCAACGACATGGCGGCCTCCGCCGCTTACGGCATCGCCAGCGCTGCCAGCGAAATCGTCATCTCGCCCACCTCCATCGTTGGCTCCATCGGCGTGGTCATGCTGCATGCCGACCGCTCCGGAGAACTCGCAGCCCAGGGCGTGAAACCGACGCTCATTTTTGCCGGCAACCACAAGGTCGATGGCAACCCATTCGAACCGCTTTCCGACGCCGTGCGTGCGGATCTGCAAGCCAGTGTGGACGCCCATTACCGGCAGTTCCTCGACACGGTGGCGCAGGGGCGCGGCCGCAAACTCACCGCAGACATGGCACGCGCCACGGAGGCCCGCACCTTCATCGGAACGGAGGCCATCACGCTCGGCCTCGCTGACCGCATCGCAAGCTTCGACGAGGTGCTGGCGTCGCTGTCCCAAATCACCACGCCCACACCCCGCCCGTCCGGGCGCAACGCTCGCAAAGGAGGGATATCCATGAGCACAGAAGAGATGGCGGCCGCCGCTGAAGCCGTTCCGGCTGCGACTCGCGCCGCACCTATTGCACCGGTGCAGCCCACACGGAATGAAGCACAGCCCGGGATCCGATTGGAAGAGACCGTGGCTGCTGCCCGCCTTGAGGAACGCGCCCGCATCCGTGCCATCGTCAATTCCGAAGCTGCCGCTGGCCGGGAGAAGCAGGCCATGATGCTGGCCACCGAAACCGCCCTCAGCATCGCGGAGGCCGAGAAGATCCTCGGTGCATCGCCGAAGGAAACCCGTATCGAGGCGCTCGCCCAGCGGGCCGCCGCAGGCCCCGAGTTCGGCGCCAGCCGTGACACCGAACAGCCCAATCCTAACGTGCGCGCCGAAGAAGGCTGGAAGCGCGCCATTGCCCGCGCCAACCGCCGCTTCCAGCAGGCCTGAGAGGAGACACAGACATGACCGTTCTCGTCGAAACCCGCCATCCGGGGGAGTTCATTCTTTCGGAAGCCAACGGCCAGCGCTCGCGCGAGGCCATCACCATCGCGTCCGGGGCTGGCATCATCGCTGCCGGTACCGTGCTGGGGAAAGTCACAGCCAGCGGCAAGTATGTCGCCAGTGCCGTAGGCGCCAGCGACGGCAGCCAGACAGCGGCAGCCATCAATATATACGGCGCGGATGCTTCCGCTTCGGAGGTGACAGTTTCCGCCATCCTTCGCGATGCCGAGGTGAACGGCAAGTGCCTCACCTACCATGCCGACCGTGACCAGCCTGCCGAGAAGGCCGCAGCGAACACCGCGCTCGCCGCCCTCGGCGTCATCGTGCGCTAAGCTCCAGGAGACCAAACCCCCATGTCGATCATGAACATCTTCAACCAGGACGCTTTCAGCGTCATGCGCCTCACGGATGCGCTCCGCGAGATCTCCTATGTCCCCTCGCTCATCGGCCAGATGAACCTGTTCCAGACGGTGAGCATCGATACGCTGGATATCGCCATCGAGAAGGACAAGGCTCAGAACGGCATCCTGATCCAGGCGTCCCCTCGCGGTGGCCCCGGCCAGACCTTCGGCAAGGGCAAGCGCTCGATGCGTGCACTGCGAATCCCGCACTTCCAGGTCGATGACGCCATCAATGCCGACGAGGTCCAGCAGGTGAGGGCCTTCGGCGAGGAGGTAGCGGTCGAACGGCTGCAGGCCAAGATCGCCGAGCGTGCGGCCGAGGCGTCGCAGTTTTTCGCCCTCACCGAGGAATACCACCGCATCAACATCCTGAAGACCGGAAAGCTGCTGGACGCCGACGGCTCGGTGCTGTTCGACTACTTCACCGAGTTCGGCGAGACGGCTGCCGCCGAAATCGACTTCGACCTCGACAATGCCACCCCGGCCGAAGGCGTGTTCCGCAAGAAGTGCGCCGGCGTCATCCGTCAGATGGCGTCAATTCTGGACGGTATTCCCTATACCGGTATCATGGCACTCTGCGGCGACGCGTTTTTCGATGACCTCATCGCCCACAAGGAGGTGCGGGACACCTACAAGAGCTATGCCGAAGCTGCGAGCCTCCGCGGAGCGTATATCAACGCGGGCGACAGTGGTCTGCATGGCGCCTTTGATTTCGGGGGCATTACCTGGGCCAACTATCGTGGTGGTGGAAGTGTCGGTGTGGACACCAACAAGTGTCACCTGTTTCCCAAGGGCGTGCCTGGCCTCTTCCGGACGGTCTACGGACCTGCCGACTACATTGAAACCGTCAACACGCCCGGCCAGCGTCTCTATGGCAAGCAGTGGGATATGATGAACGGCAAGGGCGTGAACCTCGAGTTCCAGATGAATGCGCTCCATTACTGCACCCGTCCCCGCGTGCTGATCCCGGGGAAGCGGACCTGAGACGGGGCACGTGATTGATGGCCTCGCCCTTTGACAGCCTCGACGTGCTTGCATCCGGTGCGGTCATGCAGGGGTTCGGTGAAGAGGCGGTGCTGATCCCGCGCCGCGGCAGTCAGTATGCCGAGGCCGCGGCCGACGCCGACCGCATGGTGGTGAAGGTCAGGGGCATCTTCTCAACCCTTGCTTCATCATCCGATCTTCGGGGGCAGGGCCGGGGCGGGGAGTTCAAGGGTGCCACGCGTATTCTTGCAGAGCACAGCGCCTTATGGATTGCCGCTGCGCAGGTTGCGGAACTTGGGTTCAGGCCTGCGAAGGGTGACCTGATCAGACTGCCCGAACGGCGTGGAATTCCGTCCTACGCCATTGCGGCTGTTCATCCGACCAGCTTGGGTGATCTCAACCTTCTTCTCGTCCGGGAGGATGTTGGGGAGTAGGGCATGTTCACATTTGGAACATGCCCCTTGCGTTCACAATGAGGAAAACCGTTCCCGTCTGGAACGGTTTTCGATCTGAGTATTTCGATCGGAAGGGATGTTCCGGCATGAGTCTTGCCCGACTTGCCATGCGCATTGCAGCGGCTCGCGCGCTACGCGGTGCCACGCTTGCTAAAGAACGTGTCCATGACAGTGCTATCGCGCCGATCGATCAAACTATAGCCGAGGAGCGCCAGCCCATCCTGATCGTCACCACCGACGATCACGAACTGGAGGTGACAGGGCGCGACCTGTTCCATGGTAATGTCTCGTGTGACCTCGTCATCGAGGCCGCCATTGCGGCGCGGGTGGAGGTTGCGGGAGACGAGAGCATCATCACCATCCCTCACACCGACGAGGGCATGGAACTGGCGCTTGACCTTATGGAACATCAGGTGATGGCTGCACTGACGCGCGAACGAAGTGACTGGTCGCGGGTCTGGATGAAACTTGTCCCGCGCATCTCGCGACGGCTCTCCCGGCGCGGAGCCTCGGTCGAGAAGGGGGTACGCTTTGCCGCACGGCAGATCGTGCTGACCTGCGATTTGATTGAAGCGCCAAGCGACGGAGCAACGATTACCGACGGGACGGCATGGGCCGATCTTCTTGGCGTCATGGGGTCCGATGCGGATCTCGCACCCATTGCTGTGATGCTGCGCAGTGAAATCGAAGGCACGCCGCTCGCCGACTGGCGGCGGGCCGCCAACATGCTGGGCATTCATCTTGAAACCGCCGACGCCATCGGCCTCGGGCCGCTGCTCGATCTGTCCAGCGATCCTGGACTCTCCGCTGAAATTGTTGTGACGGGCGGACCGGATCCGGTCGTTGTCACGCCCTATGCCGCGCTGGGC